CTTATCCATCGTCATTCCTTTAGCGGCCATGTTCTTGAGCAGCGCCGCTAGTTGTTCTTGCGCTTTGGTCTTTGACACTGTACGAGTTTTCTTCACCGTTGTCGTAGTAGTATGGTTCACATCTGTTGTTGAAGGTGTTAGATGAATCTTCATACCAGCATACCTGTGCATTTTAGCTGTACGACGTTGCTCTTGCTCAGTGCACATCAGCGACAGAATGTTTCGATGATACTCAATACTAAGATCAAGCTCAAGATCGGATAATTCTACAATTTTACGCTGCGCAAAGAGCCAATCCAGACCGCTAATCTGTATCTCCCTGGCCCTGCGTCTGTAGAATACCGTCTGTCCTTCAGCATTTTTGTGTTCGTATGTCTTAGTGATAACGCTCTTAGCCACCGCAATGTCACTTAGACAGTTCACACAATACTGCGCATCAATCGTAGAAGCAAAGTGAAAACAAAACGCTTGGCCACATCGAGCACATCTTATTACTGACGTTGGATGTGTGAGATTTAACTCAAGACAGCAATCACATACGGTTACTGTTAGATGGGATTCTTCAATCTCTGTTGGCTCCGCTGGAATATCCGTGTGTAAAGCCTCTTCTGCTGTGATCTCTTCCGGCTCATCCGTCGGCACATAGATTTCTTCCGCCGGAGACTCTACTGCGAGTTCGTCCAATTCATCAAAAACTGGATCGTCTGGTGACATGGTTTCTCCTTGTGTGCTTATGCTACAGAAACTTGTTTGGTCTTATTGCTCTTTAGAGCCTGCTCGGCCCTAGCCATTTCCTCCAGAGCTAGAGGGTAGACATTTGTAGGTAGTTGTTTAGATAAGAATAAGTGCAACAGAACACGCATTAAGGCGCTCTTGCTAAGTTGCGGGTAATCTACTTTAAGCGCATTGTTTTGTGCTACGAATATGCGAGCGGTCATCGCTACGGTCGGTTCGGTTCGGGTTGCCATGTCTTTCATCATACGCGCCTGTAAACACGCAGTCAAGAGGCAAAAAAAGGCCGTATGCACCTTTATTTTCAACGACTTAGCCCCGAATCCCGAAAATGGAAGGCGGCCTCCAAGAATCGGGAGCCGCCTACCGAGTGAGCTAGTGTGAGTGTACTTACAGCACCTCCAACGTATCACCGTCAGTCCACAAGTTTCTTACCCAGTGTGGGCTGATGATACAACCGTCTGAGGCACTGTGAGACATTGCTGCTGTGTCGCCGTGATTCATAAACGCGCACCGACCAAACATACGATTCGTGGGCGCAGGTTCGAGCCGCCAACACTGTGGACCGCGTTTAGGGTCAGTAAATGGACCTGAGAATGTGTACGTTCCTGCTGGAATTGGACCTTGGTCTACAAGGTTGCGTGAGTGAATGTCGTTGAGGATAGAGGGATGGCCACTGTAGCCAAAGCCGATAAGCTCTAGGTCCGCAGGTTTTACTGAGTTGTCGAGCGTAGCAGGTCCGGTGCCTGCCTCAACGGAGCGTTTGAAGAAAGCGCCCCAGTAGCCGTCGTAGTAGTATTTCATTCAGTACCTCCTATAGCCGCAATATGAACAGCGACCACTTCCGTTGATTGATTCTTCTGTATCGCAGATAGGACAATCTTCGAGAAATTCTTCGTCGTCCTCGACATCTTCGTGAAAGTTACCTTGTGACGTGTTGAAGCCGTGCTGCTGTTCCATTAGACGGTCTGCTTCAGCTCTGAATTGTGTCATCGGTCAGCTCCTTTGGTTCTGCGTGTGGTGAACCTGTTTTACGTTCTGACTTTATTCTGGAGTACATAGAACAGGAGTAATACATCGCTGGCACACTCCTGGTCTTTTTGTGAATCCATTCACCAGTATCAAGCACATTACGTGTTATCGGTCTGTTGCAGTGTTTACATTTCACTACTGGCGTTTGCATACTGTCTCCTTATGTTCTCGTTCTGTGCGAGAATGTTAGCAATATCGTTGATCGAAACGAACGCGCTGTGCGCTCGCTTAACGGTGTCGGAACCTGCTATTTTGTACAGGTAATCGCCCATGCCAAGTAGATTCTCAGCACCGGTTTCATCAAGTATGACACGAGAATCCATACTTGAGGGGAGTTTGAAGGATACTCTAGCAGGAAAGTTTGCTTTAATATCCCCGGAGATTACTTTGACTGAAGGCCGTTGAGTAGCAAGAATCAAATGTACTCCAGCGGCCCTGGAGATTTGTGCGATTGTTTTCAAGAGTGAGTGTATTGACGGTGGACGCATCTTACGCTCGATCATTGCTAGAAAAGCGTTATCCTGATCTAGCACATCCGCAAGCTCGTCGATGATGAGGATTTTGTACTTCATCATCTGAACAGAGCGTAGTTTCTCAGGAGATGTCTCCTCCAGATAACCACAATCTTTATAAAGCTGATTCCACTCTCCAATATTCCTCGCCAACCCACTCATTTGAGCGTTTCGTAGTCTAACATCCTCAAGCAGAACCGTAAGTGCGGCTCTGAGGTCAGAAATGTTGTTGAGTACATATTTAACGTGCTCAAGTCCCTTGAACAATACGAGATCAAGATTCTTAGTATCCACAAGGATAAACTCAAGCTCTTCTGGAGCGCGAAACAGAGAAAGCGAGCAAATAAGCTGCGCGGTGAATACGCTTTTCCCTGAGTTAGTAGCTCCCGCAACCAGTAAATGCGGCTGTTGAGCAAGATCAGCATAGAGATGTTCTCCTATGGTGGACTGGCCTAGCAACAGAGGCAGCGCCATTCCACGAGTAAGCTCCGAGGTCATCATTTTATGCAGACAAGCATCAAACTGTATGGTTTGACGGTCTGCACGCGGAACAGAGATAGCAACTTCGCCGAGAGCGCGTTCTACACGAACAGATTCTACAGCGAGAGAGCCGGCAAATTCTTCTTCTTTGTTGAGGATGCTGGAGAACTTAGGTTCTCCTAGAGGTTTAAAGTAGAAGATTCGTACTACTGGACCTTCTACCATACGGGAGAAGAGTGCGCCGAAACCTAGGACAAAGAGCTTTCTCGTCAGCGTCGTGACCTGATGCTGAATGAGTGGGCTGTATTGTGCTAGGAGTTCGGATTGTTTTTGTGCTGCTTCTGAGGGAAGCATCATTTCTGTGCTCCGCTTTCTACTTGTGCTCTGAAACTAGCAGATGCAAGCATCAAGCGATTGACCGGCGCAAGATACTTGAACGCTTGCGCGAAGTTTACCTTAGCAGGATCGAAGTGCAGAAAGTAGCCGCCTGTTTTGGAGGAGAGGTACTTTAGAAGCACAATCTCTCGTCTGTCTTCGTTGCCTTCGCCAAAATATACAGTGTCAATTGGAATACCAACGCCAGTGGATGAAGCAATCTTAATAATAACATCGGCGCTGGAGGTCCAAGCAGAACTTGTGTCCCAGCTAAAGGACATTTCAGTAGATTCTTCCGCGCTCAGCATATCCGTCGGCGAGCCATCAGTAAAAGCGATCAGCCGAGTCAGCGTGGGCGTAGCTTCAAGAGCTTTCTTGAGAGTGTTAAAGAATGGTGTTCCACCACTCCGTAGATTCATCTCACGAATATCCGCAGCGAGCTTCAAGAGATTACTCTCAAGCTGTGTATCACACGCTGTAGAGTTCATAAAATGAATCGCTACAGAGGTTTGATTGAGAATACAATTCCGCAGGTATTCGATCATCCCACGTTTCGCATCCTCAATATGCCCGCCCATAGAACCGGAATCATCAAACACAATACGATTCCGATCTGGACACTCGCCGGGTGGAATATAGCGCACGATTGCACTAGGATTCGTCCCTGCTGGAGCCGTGGATGCCTTACGAGCTTCGATAGCTGCTCGCTTGGCGTCCACGGCGTTTTTAGGATTTTGAATGCTGAAACCCATTGCTAGTTCTCCTTAACCATCTTTCCTTGCTAGAACAAACTCTGGTACATAACCATTATCATCATAGAAGCAAAGCAGATTGTCATAAAACACTTCTCTATCTGCCATCGCTTCTGGGTAAATAGCCAATTGTTCGTCGATAGCTTTATATATCGCGTTGCTTAAAGCTATCGGCACTATTACCATTCTATTTCTTGGAGTTGGTTCATAGAATCCATCTTCAAGTTCAGGCATTGTTATTCCTCCTCACTGTCCTGTTGTATCAGGAAAACGGTAACGACTAAGTAAATCTGAATCACCTTGAAGATGCTTAATCTCTCGCAAGAGAAGCTTACGCTCATCGCGAAAGAGTACATCTCTAGTCCATTGCATGAGCGCAGCATTTGCCTCAAGGTCAGTTCTTTCGAGAACTTTCATCAAACGATAAATCGGTGAACTATCCATTGTACACACTCCAAAGCATGTTAAGCTCACTCATCTTTGTACCGTCGCCGTTATTACGATCAGGATGATACTTCAACGCAGCACGGCGATAGGCGGATTTGTCAATCGTATCACCTAGAAGCTGCTTCAGCTTTTGCTCCAGAGTCTCTTTTGTCATCACAGCTTGTGCTACGGGTTTGCCGTAGTTATAGAAGAAATCTTCCGGTCGCACACGCTTACCAGAGAGATCAATTCGCTTATTCACAGCCTGTGCTGCTAAATCTTGAACCTCAATGAGTGTGACTTTTTGTGCAATGGAATCCGTGACAGAAACTAAACGCATGAGAGTGAATTGACCCCACTCGTCAAAGTAGCTCCAAACATTTGTAGCTGGCTCATAGCTTCTCTGTGCCACTGGAGCGTACTTGAGAGCGAGTTTACAAATCTCAAAGATCATACTCTCTATCTTGCTACCAAAGTTAATCCCAAGTCTTCCGTCTTTCCAAGAAGAGAGAACTAGCTCTGTGAGCACAATTTTGCCAGAGGCGTCTTTGTGGTGTTCGTAGTACACATACATACACGTACCCTGTAACCTTCCCGCAGCGACGCTGCTAAGAATGTGAGTGGTGGTTAGGTTATAGAGCGAGCTGAGAACTGAGCTTCTCAATCTGCATCCAGGCTTCACCCTGTAGATACTCGCTCTGTTGTGGTCATAGTAATGACCAAGTAGACAATTAGTATAAGCTCAGTCCCGCCACGAGAAGGCTTGTCTATGGGACCATAGTAAGAGTAGGTTGGAGTCGAACCAACAATCTTTTAGACCATCTGGCCGCTAAACCAGAAGCTATCTAAACGTATGTCCACCTGCTTACCGCGCGGTTCACAGGATGCTCATACTGCTACTCTTATAAAAAGCTACGGAGTAATGCCCCGTTGTAAACATTACTCCGTATGCTGTATTTCAGCAAAGTGCTACAATCCTATTCTTACTCCGCAGCTTCAGCCGGAGCTTCGGTCTGCGTAGCCAGCAACAGCGCCAAGAAATCCGCCTGCTTATCCGCCGGAACACCCATAGCATTGAGCTGCTTGATGAGCTTGTCAATGTCAGAGGTAGACTTCCGAGTGGGAGGCTCATTGATGGCAGCAGCGAGATCAATAGTCTCGCCGTCATGTACAGGAGTCGGCTCGCCGGCTTCTTCCTTGACCTCATCCATAAAACCGATAGCGCGGGCAGTTTGGATTGCATTGAGACCATACTGGAAGATGTAGACACGTTGTGCTTCATCGGGAATCAGCGTTTCCGCGCCAGCCCAAGACTTGACCTGATAGCGGATAAACTCATTCTCGTTGAAGAGCGTAAGACCTTCCTTAGCAGGCCCAGTCCATGACACTGCAACGCCAGCGTGAGGATTAGGCGTGCCATCGTCCAGTTTATCAGACTCCTTTTTGTCGGACTCAGATTTTACAGCCTTCTTCTCGATGGTAGTCTTGCCGTCGGCATCGGTTCCGAGCTTGACAAACTTGCGATAGGTGAGCTTTTCCTGAGTCAGCGCACCCGCCTGCTCCGTTACGTTTACATCTGTCATTTGTAGTACTCCTTTGGTAAGACATATTCTCCATTAAAGGAGAGTTAGAGTAGAGCCTTGGCTCATGTACTCTTTAGGACAGAGTGGAAGAGAGGAGAATGACCACATGACTCAGAGGAGCAGGATGTCCGAGAAGAAAGAGGTTCTATCACATTTCTTCGCTGCCTGTCGTGTTCATGGGGACCAAGAGTCTCTTTCCAGACTCTGTCCTAAAGAATACACCTCACATCTATAGTGTGTGAGATTTAGACTCAAGCTAAACCAATTAGCTTGAGTCTTTCACGAAGCAGAGCTTCGGCTAGTTTTTTGTCTTTGTTTTCGTGAGCTTCGTTATACTTAACACGAAGACTCTCATCTTTAGCTTTGTCTTCCTCTTTGAGTTCGTACATTAGAGTTTCTCCTTTCGTATGAGATTGTATGCGTGGTAAAGTATGCGCATCCCACTTATTACGTTAGACTTCGCGATCTGACAGAGCTTTCTGAATCTGTGCATAAGTGAGATTGTTCACATATTCAATAAGAAATTCTGTGTTGCAGCAAAAAATGTCCATAACATCAGCAATAGCGTCCAGAGCTGCACTGGTTGTTCCTGGCACAAGCCAGGAGTCACGCTCTTTTTGATCGTTTACGGTGAGCTTGAGTGTGAATGTGACCTCAATTTGCTGAGGAAACGTAGGCTCTGAATTCGTTTTTACTGGTAGCGATTTAACTACTACATCTGCCATGTTATGCTCTCCTATTCTCAAATGATACGCCTTTCGGCGTCGGTTGTCAAGGGCTAAAGAGCTGATTTTCAAGCTATTTAGCGCGTTTTCAGCACTTTCGCAATCGCACAATTTTGCGAACTTTATCAATAAAATCATCCACAATTTCGATGATCTCAGAATCTCCAAAAGCGTTGTCATTTGCATAGACAAGATCAAGAACAAGTCTGCTCTGCAACTCGTCTGGAATCACACTTAGCGGCAGTTTTTCTCTTGCTTTCAATTTTCTCATGTCACATTCTCCTTTTAGAGCCTTAGCTCTGTAGGGTGCAGGAGCATTATAGCAAAGAAGGTTAGTTTGCTATGCTGCTCAGCAAACTCTATAACTATAACTGGTAGAAGAGTTATAGAGCTTGTACGCCACTGCACCCTACAGAAATAAGGTTCATGTATAGCGTAGCAGAGGAGAGTAAGAAGTTATTTCTTATAATGCCTCTGCTACGCTTCTATGAAACTCAGGCACCGGCAATGCCGGGGAAGTTTTCAGCGATTGTAGAGTCTTTGGCAGTTAGCTCATCGTAAGAGTAAGACTCAGGTATAAAATCAGGCTCTATTGAGTCCATCTCAGGTTCTTGTACAAGCGTTTTTCTACGCACAAGAATGAAGTTTGAGCATAGGTAAGCGGCTAGTTTACGACTATCACTCTGAGAGATATAGCCGCTAGTATGAGCGCTGAATTCTCCACTCTCTCCTAACTCCTCGAAAATTTTAGCTTCCTCAGGAGTGAGAGCTAGACCTTCGTAAATTCTTCCTTCTTCTGTGATTACATACATTGTGATTCTCCTTTTAGAGCCTTTAGCTCTCCAGAGCACATCTACGTGGATGTCGTTATAACAGCTCGCGAAGAAGAGACTTATTACCACTTGTTATAACAGGCTAGATGTGCTCTGGAGAACCGAAGTTCTCTTATTACTATGCTGCTTGCGCTGCTTGCTTGCGCGCACGCTTTGAGGTTTTTGAACCGAGACGATGGAGTGTGCCGTGTGCTTGAGCATACTCAGACGTATCCATTGGTCGGCGTCGGCTCGCACAGGTTACATATGCTGTATGTGCAGCTTTACCTGTAGGAGAGAAGAGTCCAGCAGAAGATTCGTTTTCTTCTGTGATTGTGGATATATCATCAATTGCTTGCATGTGTTTTACCTCCGACAACATCTGTGAGTTATGCTACGTTAAACTATCCAAAGACATAGCCGATAGTGAATCCCACTACAGCTAAGCCTATAGCAATCAACCAAGACCATGTATCGTTGAATCTCATTTGTTTTACCTCCCGTGGCGACAAGGTCGCCGGTGAGAATGTTACCACGCTACAAGCATAAACACAGCTATAATCATAACTGTGAAGCCTGCACGATAGATGAATCTTTCATGCTTGAGATACCATTCGTCTTTCATAAAGCCACCTCTTCTTTGATAGAGCGTTTGATAATTTCGATAAGGTTAATAGGAGCATAAGCAGCATCAGCAGCATAAGCAGCATAAGCAGCATCAGCAGCATAAGCAGCATAAGCAGCAGAAGCAGCAGAAGCAGCAGCATAAGCAGCAGCATCAGCAGCAGCATAAGCAGCAGCATCAGCAGCAGCAGTAGCATAAGCAGCAGCAGCATCATAAGCATAAGCAGCAGCAGCATCAGCATCAGCTCTTGTTCGATCTTTCCCACTTAGCCAATCAACTGCCCAAGTATGAAAATTGTTCGAGACTGGGTGAGAAAGAGCGCAGTAAATAGCTGTTCTCACTCTCTGAGCTACTGTAAGTTTTGGAAGTTGGATTTCTTTGATTATCTTGAGAGAGAAACAGCCACACTTTAGTTGACCGTCTCTTTTGCTTACCCATCCTGTAGCTAACCATAGACGAGGCTTAGAAAATTTTGCGTGGCGGTTATTCATAAACACAGCTACAAGTGGATTTTCGTAAGCATGAAGGTAATGCTTTGAACATAGAGGTTTAGTACTATCTCTTAGCTCTTTTGCAATCTCATGCTTAATTCCTTCGCTCCAGTGAGTATTGTTTTTGGTGCTACCAAACTCATCGGTAAGTTTGTACAAAAACTTTGCCACGGTGTTTTCTCCTTTTTAGAGCATCTTGTGCTCCCATAGCCGCTGGAGACTAGGTATATGCTCGTGTTGAGGATGGCTGAATTCTGTCAGCACAGCGTATTGCATATCATCCGACGCAGCGGCTATGGCAGAGCAAGTCTGCCGGGTTGTTAATCTCTGTACTCAAATCCGTCGCCGTGAGATTCCTCGTTAAGTTTTCTGCCAGCTTCAATCCGTCTAGCAGCCTCACGATTCTCAGCACGTTCTTGCGCTGCCTTTTTCCGCTTTCGCTCATAATTCCATACGAGCAATCCAAAGATTAGTGCGGTAATACCTAATCCTGACAGAACTAAACTCATAATCGTGTACATTGGTTTCTCCTTTCTACAGCTTATCAAATCCGTTGTCAAACTCAGACTCAGCTTCAATACCTGAAGATACATCAGGATTAAAACTAAACTCGTTCTCTGATGCTTGCGCGAGTTCTTCTGGAGTCTCCATCCATTCAGGCTTAATCTCTAAACCATCACGAATAGCAATCTCTCTGAGAGTTCTCCTAACATCAGGATTAAGCAGATGCGTAGCTTCCCTTGCTACAATCTTATCGCTATTGATAATATCCTGCATTGACACAGGTATCTCAATAGCAGCAATCTCAGCAAGAGCCGTAGCAGAGAGATTATAACCCCTCGCTTCAAGTTCAGCACGCGCGATAGTTTCCTTGTAACGCTTTTTCATAGCATAGAAATCCTTACACACTTGCGAATTCTTTGCTTTTTCATCATAAAACTTAGCACGCTCAAGAGGATTTTTAGACGTTCGCCAGTGTCCAAAACGCTCTAAAAACTTCGGATACGCACTCTTGATTTGCTTATATAATAGCAATGCTTGTACATACTCCTGGAATTCTGGAAACTGTGTTCTGTCTACCATCTAAACTTACCCCTTCCCAACTCTCTTTATCATACGCCTTAGAGAGTATGTTGTCAAGGCATTAAGATGGGAGGGGGGTTATCGACTACCCCCTCTATGTCGCTCATTCGATGGGGTTTAACCTCCACCCCTATACATACGTCGGAATTTTTGACCCGCGATGCGCCCGCTCATGCCGTGGCGTCGCCGTCTTCGCATCTCACACTTGGAGAGAGAAAGTTTTACTTGTTCTCTTTTTCTGTTCTTGTTCTTTTTCTTTCTTAGTATATTATTATTTTTTTTTTTTTTTTTTTTTTTTTTTACTAAGAGAAACTTTTCTTAAACGAATTTGTGCAAAAGGCCATTTTCGCAAAACGCCTTTTCGCCCTCATCGCGTGTCAATTTTTCCGACGCATCCATAGGGTAAGAGGTTAAAGTCAATCGAATCATTGTTTTACAGGGGGTACCGGAATACCCCCCATACATTGTAGTACGAGAGAGAGAACAGAGTGTGCAGAGAGAGAGTACATATACCCACGCTGCACACGCAGAATAGGAACACAGGGATTGCTCCCTGCACTCCTATTCTGCACATGCTGTCGTGGCCGCCGGCATTGTGTTACTTGACCATGTTGAGGTCAAAGCCGTAGAACCTACACAGTGCGCGGAAACTCTTCTCCACCGGCTCTGGTAGAAATGTACGGTTAGCAAGCAACTTGGCCTTAAGAGCACTCAACAGTGTAAGTTGCTGTGCGCCAGTAGTTTTATCGGACAGCTTGCTCAGTTCCTCTTCGCCATACTTCTTAATCGAGGATTCTGAGCTAGTGAGTGCTTGATACCACTGTTGCATGATACCTAGATACTCGCCGCGGCTGTCACTGAAAATCTTGTTGTTCGCTTCAGTGAGGATTGAAGCGATAACATAGAGTGTAGCGCTATCTGTAACGCCTGTAGAGCTAAACTCTACATATGCGTCACGTTCGGCCTGTTTCAATGCGCCCCATTTAGCAGCAAGCGCAATGCGCTGACGTTCATTCAACACTATCAGCGGATTGAATTCCGTCGGCAGTGTCACGCTGGAGTCAGTCACTTTTACTGACTTCAATTCAGATACATTCGTTTCTTGACCCATGTTTGTTTTCTCCTTATACAGCGTCAATACGCTGTGATAGTCCCATGAAGATTGATACATACTGTCTTATCTTCTTACAGTTCCACGTGGAACTAATGGGACTATCACAGCATACTACACTGTGAGCACCGTCTCTGCAAGTCGAGTGTTACCACACATACGCGTTACACGTATTCACTGCAACGGTGCTTTGCCTTTCAGTTGTCAAAGTATAGCCTAATGGTACAGTGGCCTGGGCCTTTAGAAGTGTCTCTTGTTTCCTTCCATGACTTAACTATAGTCTAGTCGCAGTTCATTCTAACATGTTTATTTTTATCATACAGTACAAAGGTAACACCCAAGCTATAGTGTTTACTCTCTAGTCAACTACTATCCCTAGTGGTCCACACTACTCACGCTGCCGTCTTAGTATATGGTATAACTATTTTAGGAAAAACATTACCACTATTGTGGTAAACATTTACCACATCTAACTCTATGATTCTAAAGCACTTACACTCATAGTGGTAAACATTTACCTAGTAACTAGTCAGTAACTACACTTGACAACTCACATCCTACTGTGATACTACTAACACATCATACACTCTTGCTCTGTCTACTTACTCTGCTGTCTATGCTGTTTCTGCTGTAATATATGTATTATGACCCTCCGCCTCAAAAAATTCTTTTCTTGTGAATAAAGATGGGGGGACCCTCCTACTAAATTTTTTAGAAATTCCAGAGTGGTTGAAATCGTAGTAGGACACATGCAGCAGGCATAGGATATGTATGGCAGACATATGTAGCGGATATAGGATATGTATGGAAGTTACTGTAGGAGTGGACACATAGAGTGGGCACATGGAGCGCGTACATTTTTGGAGCCTGTATGCGCCGAAGAAATGTATTTTCGACACATAAAATACCTTGCATACACTTGACGGCCACATGAGAAAATGCTAAACTTAAAGCATGGACCCGAAGCAACAAAATGCGCAGACAGCAAGAGTGGAAAGTTGTGTAAAAACACTCTCTACACTTGGACTCCGAGACACTCTAGTAACCTCGGCAAGTGGGTGGAAGAGTGATCCTAGTCCTTTGCGACGTGCGCTGCACGCGCATTTTGAGCTTTATCCTAATCTCACAGCGCCGCGCACAGGACCACAAAGGGGCGATCTTTAATGGCATCCTCAGCAAATTTCGGACATCTTCACTACGGTGGCTCAATCAATCCCAAGACCGGGCGGCTTGGTTCTAAGCCAGCGCCGCAGAACGCTTTCAAAAAGCTACAGCGCCTAGAAAAGATCGTACGTTTAGAAGCCGCTGGCTTTGGTGAAGGTGCTATAGCTTCGATGCTCTGCGTTTCTGTCCCACGCTTGCGCTATATCAAGAAATCTCCAGACTACCTCAATGCACGTATTAAAATCACCCACGGCATTATCGTAGACATGGACTCTGGTCTAGATCTAATTAAGTCTCAGCGCCGTGAGATGCTCACTCAGATGCTTCCCACGGCGCTGCAAGTTTTGGCGAACGAAATCCAGTCGCAAGGAACCACTCTAGCAGAGCGTAAGCACAAAGTTGCTTTGGCTCAAGACATCCTTGATCGCGAGGGTCAGTTCGCCAAAATATCTAAGACTGAGATTAAACCTGTTGATATGTTTGATTTTGAGAAGGCAGACGAAGCATCGCGTAGCATCATCAATGCTATTCGTAGCGCAGCGCCGCCGACACATGGAGAACATACTTCTGCTGCGGTACTGGCGAATAAGGAGTTCTCAAACTCGCACACTCTCAGCGCCGTCGATCAAGAAGCAGCATTGGCGCAACTTGAACTTGATGCAGCATTGCTAGACTCGCTGCCTACAGATGGAACGGTGAACTAGCATGAGACTTAACCCTTGTAATCTCTGCTTCGAGTGGATGTACTGGGCAGAGTGTATGACAACTGACATTCCATAAGGAGCAGCAAATGAGTTGGCTTAGCACACTAGGTAACGATGTGAAGAAAGTCTTTGGATGGCTTGGTTCTCCAAAAGGACAGGCTGTTCTGAGTGCAGGAGAGGGTGTTGTAGAAGCTGTAGACCCTGCTCTTGACGGAGTTATTAACCTCACGAATACTTGGCTGAAAGAAATTTTCAAGGCTCAGGCTCTTGCTACAGCAGCCTCAGCCAACGCTACAGGTGGAGTACAGAAAGCTGCAATGGTACTTGATACTTTAGTGCCGCAGGTTCTTGCTTTTGCGACGGCGCAGGGACTTCCGGTTCCTACAGGAGTTGAGCTGCAGAACGCAAACAATGCGCTGGTGGCATTTTTGAACGCTCTTGGTGCAGGTTCTACATCCACGACAGGTACGACGGCGCCTTCTGTTAAAGCTCAAGTTTCTACTGGCTCGTTGCTCTAAGGAGAAACACATGGCTCTTCAAATGCAAACATTTCACAACGTCACTGAGCCAATGTTTGATGCTTTGGTTGCTAAGATCAAACTGGATACTGGCCAAGACGTTGCTGCGACAGCGAATGAGACTGTGACAGTTGTTCACGGCTCGTTCGTTTTCACCTATAACTACAACCCTGCGACAAAGACACTTCAGGTTCAATGCTTGAAGAAGCCTTTGTTCATTCCTGCCTCCACGATCATCAATGGTCTGGCTGAGGAAGTAGCAGAGATCATTGCAACTACTGTGACGCCGCCTGTGGCGTGAAGCGCCGCCGGAAGTTAAACTTAAGTTCGGTCTAACAAGGCCAACGAAGATGGGGGTCACGGCCTACGAAAGTAGAACTGAGGAGTAGGTACTAGATGGGATAGCCTTCCTCGGCCCGTGACCTGATTCCCAATTAGGAGTTTTCTTGAGCCAGCGTGAGATAGAACAAAAGGTACGAGATGTACTCCGGGTTCTCGAAGTAGGAGAGACTGGGGATACTTTCGTACCTCGTTCTACAGTATTGGGTTATAATCTCATTCCTACAGACTTATGCAAAACGCCAGCAGAAAAAAAGCAGGTCTATCGTGCAAATTCTTTGATGGACTTGTACTACTTTAGTACCGTCGTAATGGGCAAGAATCGCTTCTCCAAGAATCCTGATAAAGCCTCGAATCTACATTATCAGATGTGCCTTACAGTAATGAAAGACGGCCTCAAAGAAGGGATCGAGATTCCTCGTGACCATTTCAAAAGCACAGTCTACAGCGAGTGCTTTCCGATTTGGAGAGCATTACCTTTTGGCAAACGGGAAGAAGATTTCTTCACAAGCGTTGGCTATTCTGATCTCTACATTGAGTGGATGCACCGAACCCACAGCCAAGACATACGCATCCTATTGGTTAGTGAGACCATTACCAACGCAATCAAGTTGGGTAGTAGAATCTCGAACCACTATGAAAATAATTCATTCTTCAACCACCTTTTTCCTGAGATAATGCCTACATCAAAGGAGACGTGGACAAATGAGAGTCTGCACCAGCGTCGTACTGCGAGTGGTCGAGGACAGGGAGAAGGTACTTTCGATCTTATCGGAGTCGGAGCGGCGCTACAGAGCCGACACTATAATGTGGTTGTCGAGGATGACCTTGTTGGGCGTGAAGCCCGTAAAAGCTCAATCGTCATGGCAGATACAATCGACTATCACCAGATTCTTGTCGGAGCAACTGACTCAGATCCGAATAATCCTGGAAGAGATTTCGATGAAATAGTTGTTGGAAATAGGTGGTCACATGATGATCTCAACTCGCACATTCGGCAAGAAGAACCTTATTTTAGCTGGACTACTCACTCTGCTTTGGGTGGGTGTTGTAGTCTCCATTCCTTTGGGAACCCTATATTTCCAGAAGCGTTCACGAAGGAAAAGCTACTTAGGTGGAAAAAGCGTCTAGGTTCGTATCATTTTTCTTGCCAGTTTCTCAATTATCCTATTGATCCGTCTAAGGCTAAGTTTAACATGGCGGATTTTCGGTACTTCAACTTTGAGAAGGTTACTGGCGCGTTGGCGATTCCGAAAGAGTCTCCGACACTTAGTAGGTATTTTGAGACTTCTCATCCTCAGCAGTATCGTATTGTCATTCGTCATCACGTAGCCGCCGGTGATGTAGAAAAAGATGTCTTCCCACGGAATCTTGATCGGTATATGACAGTAGATCCGAATCATGGTGGTTCGCACTTAGGTCAAGAAGTCGGTAAAGATGGTCGGTGCCGTCATGCTATTGCGGTGACTGGTGTAGAGCGTGACCCACGTAGAGTATATCTACTCGACCAATGGGCAAAGGCTTGTCCTATAGATGATTTTGTCAAACAGATTTTCTTTCTTGCTGTGAAGTGGAAGCTCCGTGTAGTTTACGTTGAAGCTGTGGCAGCGCAGAAGTATTTGCTTTATCATCTAAATTACTTTGTCGAGGAACATAAGCATACACATCCAGAGCTTAGCGGTATTCAATTTCTTCCCCTCAAAACTCCTCAAAATGCCAACGCTAAAGCTGAACGAATCGAGAATTTCATCCCTCTTGTGGAACGCCATGAACTCTGGCTAGACTCAAACAACTGTGCAGAGTTCAAGGAAGAAGTAGAACAGTATGGTCAGCGTAAAGGTCTAATTGACTTGCTCGATGTTCTATCCTACGGTCCACAGATTTGGAAATTTGACAAAGTTTCTCAGGAGCATGTTGATGAATTCATGCTCAAACAACGGGTGCAGTTTGTAAAACGTATGACAGCAACAGCAGCGTAGGAGGAGAATAAACATGGATTGGGCAGCATGGGGACCAACGATTGTAAGTCTTATCACAGCGATTTTCATTGCTGGTATGATGTATGGGAAGATCAAAGATCACGACGGACACTTAGCAAAACATGACGTGGAGCTTGATACCATGCTTACACGTCTAAACTTCGGTGAAATTGAAATAGCCAAACTTCAAGCGTGGCGTGATGGGTACAATGCCGCAGCATGCAAGAGCTGCTTTGAGCAGGAGCACGTAAGATGAACATTCCAGTGCCGTTACAGTTGGTTCTTTTGTTCTATGTTGTAAACTCTGTCGCCTCGGCTTTGGTACAGGCTCTACCTGTACCAAATGGTGGTGTAGGTTATACGTTCATTTATAAATTCTTGAGTTTGCTGACAGCAGATTTCAAGAGTTTCAGTTCCACAATGCCTATGCCAGTGCTTACGATACAGAATTCTACTGGTCAGATTGACACAGTGTCTAAGCCAGTTAATTCTCCAAATACAACAAACACAGGGATTCTCTAATGCCATACCAGCCACCTACTGAAGTAACGCCGAAGCTCATTGGAGAAGATAACTTCAATGAGATCTGTGATTTTGTTAAGGACAAGATTGCACATCTTGATCGACGTTTGCAGACTTTCAGAACCGAGAAGTTGCCAGAATATGTACGATTGTACAAGGCTCGCCCGAAGAATAAAGAAGCCGACTGGCCTTGGCCTGGCGCAGCGAACTTAGTAATTCCTATCATTGGTACCGCCTCAGATGAACTTCTTGCTCGCATTATGGGTGGGATTTATATGTACGATCCACTCTGGGCGGCGACAATGAGTGGAGGATTGCCGAAGAAAGATGGGGAAGAGTTAAAGCAGGTTGTTCAGAATTTCCTGATGGACATGGCCTATGCGCCAGATGAGCTTGATCTTTATAGGGTGGAGCAGAGCGCGTTTCACAGTGCGATCAAGTATGGTACAGGAATCATCTACACACCTTATGAGTACGAGACGCAGGTAGTACGTGAGTATAAATCCGGCGGAACTTCAGTAGAGGATGAGCTTGTAGTTTCAGAAGATCGCATCATCACTAAGCGTGATGGTCCTCATCCTGAGTTATTGCCGCTTAACAGATTTATTTTTGATCCTTCAGTGCCAAAACTTGAGAACATGAAGCTCTTTGGACATATTGATTCACTTGATATGTGGGCAGTGCAGGATCTTAAAGCAAAGAGTCCTTATTACAAACAGTCAGATATTGAGAAGTTGCTTAGTAATCCTGACGCTGTTCAAGAAACAGAGATGGAACGGGAGATCAATGAGCAGTTTTCGATTGATTCCTCTGGTGTAGATACTGGTGCAGCACGGTGGTACATTTACACAGTGTTCTTCACATACTATCTTAGCGGCAAGGAGTATTCTTTCCAGGCAAAGTATCACAAGAATTCTGAGAAAATTCTGTGGATAGCTTTTAATAACTATCCTAAGAACATGCTTCCATATCAGGACATGAAATTAGCATATGATGATGAGTCTTATCTTGGCACAGGTTTTGCTGAGATGATTCATATGATTCAGAAGGAATTGTCGAACAATAATAACTGGCGTACAAACAATCGTAACATGGCGATGCTAGGTGTGTGGCGTGCTGATCCTGAGTCTAAACTTGGCTCTATGCTAGATGTGTTTCCTGGCGTTGTGTTGCCAGGTCGTAAGGATGAGATCGAACATATTAAAGCCGGCGCTGATATGGGTTATAGTGATGGTCCAGATCAGTTTCACATGGCAATAGCTAAGGAGCGTACTGGTGTTGATCCGGCTTCTGGTGGCACAGGTGGTGGGATTGTAAATCAAAAACGCGGCATCTACAGCGCCGCTGGTACTTCTATGGTAATGGCGCAGCAGAATAACAGGAACAACCTCCGTACTGGGGATATGCGCTCTGCTCATGTGAAGTTAGGTTGTAAGTTTCTTACAATGTATTCAAACTTTGGTATCGGAGAAAAACTCAAGAAATATGGCAGTGATGCTGAGAAATTGAAGAAGGCGCTTGATCTCTACCGCGACGGTACACTAGGTTTACGTCTTCGTCCAGCTTCGGCATCTGCTAACAAAGAACTTGAAAAACAAAATGACATTCTTATTTCAGACAGGCTTGATCGTTACTATCAGAGTCAAGCGCAAATTATTCAAGCAATCAGTTCTCCGGGTATTTCACCAGATTTGAAACAGTATTACTTGGAAATGCTTCTTGCGACAAGAGTATCAGCTATGACCTTGGCGCGTAACTTTAACCGTGATAATCCAGATGCGTTGCTACCTGACGTGTCAAAGATTATCGAAGCCGCGATGCAGCAGATGCAGCCGCAAGCAGGAGCAGGAAATGGAAATCAACAAAATCGAGGATCTAGTTCCATACCGAGTGGCCCTTCAGGAGTTATGGCTCAAGGAGGAGTTCCAGCCGGTGATGGAGTTGTTGAATAGCTTGAAACAAGAGGCGATCTCCTGGGCAAGGTATGATACAACTAAGGATAGCGCTGATACTGTAAAAGCGATCTCAGTCAAAATCAGTACGCAGTTAAGAGTAGTTGAGACACTTCTTGAGTTACCACAAAGGCTGAGAGAACTTGAGAAGCAACTGGAACATCAAGAAGCTCAAACATTGAAGATGAAACACTCACAAGAAGGAGGCGAAGTCTGATGGCACTGTTTACATGGCAAAAGAAGGTTAAGGAAGATGGGGCTGAGGAGTTCGCTCTTCCTGATGAGTTGACTACTAAGATCGAAGCTGGCGCTAATGCAGCGGCTGATCTTACTCCGAAGGTGACGCAGATTTTGGAATCTCTTGCAGGGATTAATAAGTTTGTGGAAACCCAGACAGCTAAGGATGCAGCAACTACTCGTGCGGCGGCGGCGAAGAGTTTAACTGAGTCTCAGTCTGAACTTGAGGAACGCATTGAATCTCTCATGCTCGAAGGTAAGACTAGAGAAGCTGTTGCTCTTGTTAGTCAGCCGGTTACAAATGAAGTATTGCTACTTCGTGCGGATCGGATTAAGCGTGAAGTCTTTGAAGATGCTGAGAAGTTTCCTTACTACTCTGGTGACATCAAGAAAGAGGTCGATGCGCTTCTTGAGAATCAGCCAGCGGCGTTTAGAAACAACGCGCAGAATGTTGAGAACTGTTATCATACGATTTTGGGTAAGCACACACCAGAACTTGTAGAAGGCAAACTTAAGAATCGTTTCGCCAGTTCAGAAGGCGGTCGTGGAACAAGTTCAGGTTCTGCTGGTAGCACCGCCGTAGCAGATGATAATAAAAATCGTCTCGCTGTACTGGAAGCGGATGAAAATGTCAAACGTGCTGCTAAGCATCTTGGGTTTACACCGAAGGCTTACGCTGAAATCTTAGATAAGGAAGGAATTGGTTATGCCTGAGATTAGTCACAAGGATGTAGCAGCAGCATTGAATGGTTCTAATGTTTCTGCGGCGGCGCTTGAAGAAGCTATCAAGCGTGTTTTAGCCAAAGGAAAGCAAGAGCGCATCGAAGCAGCTCAGCCAAAGGAACCGAATTGGGCTACCATGACTGAGCAAGATGCGTACAAGACTTCAACTTATATTCCTACAGTCGAGCACGAAGTGCCTGATTATATGAATATCAAGTTGAAAGATCCTGAATATGAGGTTGTATGGGCCTCGAAGGATCAGAGAAGAATCGGACAGCTTATGGCGGAAGGGTACGAGTTTCTGATAGCAGAGCACATACACCCTAGTTTCAAACTTCCTCTGGTGTTCGATTCGGACAAGCACTACTGCTATGTGGATGTTATTGCTTTACGTGTTCACAAGCGTATCCTTTACGGCAAACGTCGTGCAGGATTAGAACTTTCACAGCGCCAACTTGGAAACAATCGTAGACCGCCAGCGACGAGGGTTTCAGGTACTTTCGATCTTCAAGAAGTTCCTATGAATCCAGAAGTAGGCTCATTCTACGATCCAGTAGCTTAACTTTAACCTTACGGTGTAGCAGGCATCGTCCTAACAGCAAATGAGGAGAGTGTATGGCAGCGGCAAATCTTACTACACATCTGCCGATTCTACAAGTGCTGGAGAAGGCGGGTACTACGCCGTTTACCAGCTCTCAACCCGAAGCAGCGGGACAAACTTTCTTGTCAGGAACTCCTGTGCAGTTGAATGGCTCAGGATTCGTACAGGCTTGGGATGGTACGACAGTGACGGCTGGGATTCTAGGAATTTCAGAATCCTTTGGTGTTAACCTTAACATTGCGGGTGCAGGTGCTCCTGTAGCGCCGTTTGGTGGTGTGACAGGAAACATGGCAATTCAAACCTGGGGTGGCGTGGTTAATCAGCCTCTGGGTGTGAATATCGCACTTGGTACGCCGGCTACTGATGGCCGTACTCTGTATATGGAGCCGAATCAGGATAGCATCTTCCAAGCTCTGTAC